TCACGCATAGTAAAGATACCATTTTCAGCATCGTCATATACATGTTGAAACTCCTTTAAGAATTGTTGAACTTTTTCACTACGAAGATTTAGACTATAAAGACCACATTCACTGTATTTGTTCTTACGTCCTAAATAGCCAATATCAATGCTACTAGGTGCCATTCTAGAAATAAAATCAATAGTAATAGGACTGTGACAAACATTATCTGCATCCATCCAAAAGATCGTATCAACATCACAATTTCGAACACAATGAAAAATACTATATACCTTATGAGCAAACCTAATCGCATCCCACTTAAATCCTTCTTTCTTTCTTTTATCGTTATGCTGCTTAGTACTGTCGTTAGTCCATCCTCTAGCCTTAGGATCATTTTTCCATTTTCTTTTAAAAGATGTTAATTCATTAACTGAATTTAAATCTCTGTAAACAATATTAGAAGCAGTTTCAGTTGGAATAACATCTTGATGATAAACATATAAAGTTATTTCTTTAGGCCAATTACGAATAAATGTTTGTATCATTCTCTTTCCATAAAGATCGTAACCGGCTTTATGAAAAGTTGTTACTACAGCATATTTCATCCGTAATTACCATATCGCTTTTCGTCTTTATCACTTATCTTAATAAGTTTAATAAAATCACCAGCGGGATCCCATTCCCACCAATTTTCTTTTAAATGCCATTTGTCTGGTCTTGCATGATGTGTATTATGCCATCCATCGCCGAACGCAATTATGTTTGCTAACCAACTATTAGTACTATTATCTTTAATATCATAACTACGATAACCATGCCAATGCCCAACTACATTTAACCACCCTAATGAGTTAAGACTCCAACTAGTCGGAACAACATAAAGAAATAACCAAAGCTTAGGACTTATAATAATTAAAAATATCCACCAAGCAAACATCATTTTCCAATAATGATCATAAATGAATCTATGTCTAGGATTTTTTAATAAATCTCTACCAAAAGAAATAGGAATAGTACTCACTTTCCAATCCCACCCTAACCAAACATTTAATGCTTGTGGAAAATTAAATTTTCCATTAATAAGAGGAGAATGTGGATCGCGTTCAGTATCAGAGCATCTATGATGGTATCTATGCAATGCTACCCATGCTATTGTTGGGCCAACTGTAGAAGGAATTGTCATATATGTAAAAATTGTTTCTAACCAAGGCCAAGTCTTATATGATCTATGACAAATTAATCTGTGTAATACTACAACAATACTAATACCACCAAAAATTATCCACCCTAGTACTGAAACTAAAAGCCATTGCCATTCTTGATTCCATAGGGCGTATATTACTGTAGGAATAGATAAAATATGACATCCCCATTGTATTAATCTTATTTGTCGATCTAACCCCAGATTGTTTATCCATTTTATTATCATGATACTATATATATCCATGAAGTTCGGAATATTTAACAAATTCGGTGCCTTAAACAGTCAACCTATATTCGAAGCATTTGAACAATCTATAAAAAGAAAAGGTTGGCAAGTGTTACATCAAAATGCAGATTGTGATGTTGCTGTTATATGGTCTGTTCTTTGGGATGGACGTATGGCACAGAATCATAGAATATGGGAACATTATCGTAAGAAGAATAGACCTGTAATTATATTAGAAGTTGGTGCTCTTGATAGAGGTAATTTATGGAAAGTATCAATTAACGGTATTAATGGCTCTGGTTATTTTGGACCAACAGGTAACGACGATAGGAGAAGAAAGAACTTAAATTTAAAACCTTGGAAGCAAGGTAATAAGATTATAATTTGTGGACAACACCCTAAGAGTCAACAATGGAAAAATATGCCTGATCCAAATCAATGGCTATCAAAAGTAGTTACTGATATAAGAAACGTTACAGACCGTGAGATACTAGTAAGACCACATCCCCGAGTACCATTAAATTATACAGGATATGAACCATTTGTTAGTGTTCATTATCCAAATAAAATTCCAGGTACTTATGATTCATTTGATTTTGATAATGCACTACAAGATGCTTGGGCAGTCGTAAATTGGAACAGTAATCCTGCTACTGTAGCAGTATTAGGTGGCATTCCTGTATTTGTTGGACCAGATAGTTATGCTGCTCCTGTTGGAAATTTAGATTGGTCTAAGATTGAAAATCCAATAATGCCTGATAGAGAACAATGGGCAAACGACCTTGCGTATACTGAGTGGACTGTAGAAGAAATAGCATTAGGCGAACCTTTAGATAGACTTGCGTCACGTTTGACTGTATAGTTATAAAATGCTTCCATCAACAATTGAAGACCTTATACTCTACATCTACGACCCGATGAATGGTTTCGATCGTAAAGGTTTACCGCCTCGCGATAGAAGTATATTATTCAGTATGGCTTCACAACTTAAGAAGCCTCTCTCATTAACTGAACGTCAAGGTACGTTAGCAGTTAAGATTATTAGTGAGAATCGTCATCTTTATGAAAGTATATCAACCTTAAATTCTTTATTAGAGTTTCCTATCTATAAGAATACATTTCGTGTTGTTGATATAAGTCGTAGAATATTTCTATTTGATAAAGAAACTATTGGAATTAAATTTCCGTTTGATGCAGCAATTAATAAACTTCTAGATAGAATTCCTGGACGTAAGATATACGATATTAATTCACGTTGTCACAAATATAAATTAAACGAAGTTAATCTTATAGCCATTAGTAATTATTTTCAATCTCATAATTTTCTTATTGATACTAAGATACAAGAATGGATCGATGATATTAAAAAGATATTGAAGAACCCCGAAGAATATGTCCCCACTATTGATTTTATAAATGGTAATCTTATACTTAGAAACTGTGGACGTAAACTTGAAGAATATTACGAAAATAATAAGAAAGAAGATCTTATTGCTAATGTCTTTTTAGCAAAAACAATGAACTTAGATTTTACAGTTAATATATCAATGCTTTTAGCAAACGCTGAATGTAACAATATTTCTAAGAAACTTTTGGGAGAAAATAAAAATAAATTTTCTATGTCAAATAAAAGAGGTTATACTAAAACTGATGTTACTAACATTTTAAAGGATTCACAACTTTATCCTATACTAGTTTCTATAGACGATAATGAAAAACTCTATTCTGATTTTAACGAATGGATTAAGTGTTTTAATAGTATAGGTATAAGCAATAAAGAAATATCTGTTCTATTTCGTAGTGATAAAACTACAGAATTTAATAATATGATTAAAGAACAAGAACTTAATAATCTTGTTGATATTAATACAAAGGTTGTTTTCATAAAACATAAAGTACCCAAAATAATATATAAAATAAATTTTGTTCCTAAAATAATTATAAGCACAAGTACATTCTATGTTCATTATACTAATCAGAAAATGGTTGACTCACATCCGTTAGTATTGTATTATACTGAACAAGATACTTCGGACAAAAGAATTGCCATCCTGTAAACTTATTATTAAAGATGAAGTAAACATTAAGTTTGAAGGACTTAGTTTAGAAGCACGTCGCAAACTTGCTAATAAATTTAAGTTCGAAGTTCCTTGGGCAAGATATCAACCATCATATAGGTTAGGGCGCTGGGACGGTACCGTGGCGTTCTTTGGGGTCGGTGGCACCGGATACATCAATCAACTAGACGAGATCATCCCACTCTTAGAGGCGATGGACTATGATATTGAAGTAGAAGACCACCGAACCCATTCTTCTATCCAATTCGAAGATATTGATCAAAACTATTGGGGAGAACTAACTTGGCCTAAAGGTCACGTTAAAGAAGGTGAACCAATTGTACTACGTGACTATCAAGTAGATGCTGTTAACAATTTCCTCAAACAATCTACAGCATTACAAGAACTTGCTACCGGTGCTGGTAAGACAATCATTACTGCTACACTTTGTAAAATATGCGAGAAGTATGGACGTACATTAACTATCGTTCCAAACAAAGGACTTGTAGAACAAACAGAAGAAGATTTCCGCAACTGTCAATTAGATGTTGGTGTTTATTATGGTGATCGTAAAGAATTAAACAAGACCCATACAATTTGTACTTGGCAGAGTCTAAACATATTAGACAAGAAGAGCCATTATGACGAAACACTTACACTTGCTGAATTCTTAGAAGGCGTTAGTACAGTTATTGTAGACGAAGTGCATCAAGCAAAAGCAGAAGTTCTAAAGAAATTACTCACAGTTAATCTTGCTAATGCTCCAATACGTTGGGGATTAACTGGTACTGTTCCAAAAGAAAGATTTGAATTTGAGGCTATTAGATGTAGTCTAGGTGATGTTATTAATAGAATACAAGCACACGAATTACAAGCACAAGGTGTATTAAGCAATTGTCATGTTAATGTATTACAAACAACAGATGTAAAAGAATTTAGAGCATATGCAGACGAATACAAATATCTAGTTACAGATGAAGATAGAATGCATTGGCTAGGTAATACAATTAAAGATATTGCTAAAACTGGAAATACCTTAGTACTTGTTAATAGAATTGAATCAGGAAAGATCTTAATCGATGAAATACCGGAAGCAGTCTTTGTCAGCGGCGAAGTTAAGAATAAGGATCGCAAAGAGGAATATGATGAGGTTAAAACGGCAACGGACAAAATCATTGTGGCCACATATGGAGTGGCAGCCGTGGGCATTAATATTCCTAGGATCTTTAATCTTGTTTTACTTGAGCCTGGAAAATCGTTTGTAAGAGTAATTCAAAGTATTGGTAGAGGAATTCGTAAAGCCGAAGATAAGGACTTTGTACAAATATGGGACATAACATCAACTTGTAAGTATGCCAAACGTCACCTCACGGAACGTAAAAGATATTATAAGGAGGCCAAATATCCCTTTACATTAACTAAGGTAGACATATAATGAAAATATTAACATTAGATAATCAAGCATTTGATTTAAACAATTTACCAGAAGAAGTAGACGATAGTATGAGGTTCTCTGTTTTAGATAATTCTAATCCTAACGAACCTGATTTCTTTTTTCAACCACTTATATTTTTAGAAAGTTTTAATGCTCCAGCAGTTGTACTAAAAATAGGACAATATGAATTAGAAATGCCATTAGATTGGAGCATAGTAGTTGGTTGTAGAGAAAGCGGAAATGACTTAGAAGTTATTCCTCTTACCAGTTTAACAGATAGAGGATTTGATTGTTTTATTTTTAATCCTCTCAGTGGATTTAAATTTAGTTTTCTAGATGTTGAAATTACAAATATCTATATGGATATTAAATGGTATTTTCCAAAGATGCGTAATGGACAAATATTAACAGTTCCTTTATCAACTGGAGATGATCCTCTTTGTGCTTACTTTGTTAAAGAGATAAGTAGACAGAGCGAAATAATACAATATTCTAAATTGCTCTAGGAGATTTTGATGAAATCGGGAAAAGTTTGGGGAGTAACAGAACTCATCCATGCCAACGGAATATTAGAGTTTCATCGTATCGATACTAAAAAAGGTGGTGTTTGTAGTAAACATAAACACAAACATAAATGGAATGGCTTCTTTGTTGAAAGTGGTAAACTTCTAATCCGTACTTGGAAAAATGATTACGATCTTATTGATGAAACTATATTAGAAGCAGGCGATTGGCACGTAGCAAAGCCCGGCGAATTCCATCAATTTGAAGCAGTAGAAGATACTATAGCATTTGAATTATATTGGCCTATGTTGCTTATTGATGAACACCCTGATGACATTGTTAGAGAAACTCATGGTTTTGCCAAAGGCAAAAAATGACGTTTAATACATATATTATTAGATTAAAAGGAAATCAACTTTCAGAACAGTTAGCTAAAGATGTATTTCAATCATCTCTAAAATTTAATTTTAATCCAATATATTTTGATGCTATTGATAAAAGTAAAGCATTAGATTTTATAAGTTCGGAAAATTTAATCCTAGCTAAAGATAAAAAAATGAAAGCATCTTTAGGAACTATAGGATGCTTTTGTAGTCATTATAGTTTATGGAAAATAGCTTCAAAACAAGATAAACCAATAATAATTTTAGAACACGATGGGGTTATTATTAACGACTTTAAAACTATTATTAATCAAATACAAGATGTTTGTCATCTAGATCCAAACGATCCTTATAGTTTTAATTATGATGAATCTGTTTCAAAAGTTAAAGACTTAAAGGTTGAATATTATCAAAGAGCCGAATTAAAACAAAAAAGAATAACCGGTGGATATTTTAGAGGAGCATATGGATATATTTTGACTCCTTACGGAGCAACTAAACTAATTAACTTTGTTAGAGAAAAAGGATGTTTTACTGCTGACAGATCTATCTGCGAAAGAGCAGTATTCTTAACACAAACTTCTTATACTTGTGTTAGATTACATAGTTTTTTTGATTCAGCTAAAAAGATTAAAGATTATTCTACGAGAGATTAAATGGTAAAACAATATGAAGATGACACATACATATATGAAAGTCCAGATGGAGGTAAATCTGTTTATCGTAGAGAGATAGGTGGTATCACAAGAGAATTGTTAATATCTTCAGAACCTAATGATTTATTCCATTATGCTGAATTTGTTAAAATAATAGACCTATCTTATAAAAACCCTGCGGTGAAGAAGGCTCTTGATAATCTTCTATTAATATACTATACTGTAAGAGATGGGACAGAATAAACATATAGACCTCTTTAAGGAAATGATTCCTAGTGTAGACATGGGTATTAAAGACCTGTGGGATGCTGCTACGGACGAAGGTCGAAAAGAAATTAAAGGTGATCTTTGGAACTTAAACAGGTACATAAGTTCAGTTAAAACTAATAATAGAGAGCAACAAGAATACTTTGTTACTATGGTAAATGAACTTTATAATAAACATTGGTTTGAATTACAGAAACATCCTAAACTACTTTGGATTTTACTTTGTATGTGTAGTTGGGATAAAGAGAAAACATTCTTTCATGAATGGATACCTCTAGGAAAGAAATCTTCCAATAAACGTGTTAAAATATTAGCAGAAGCATATCCTCATCTAAAAGACGACGAACTAGAAGTATTGGCAGAAATAAATGGAACCGCTGGCATTAAAGACCTTGCGAGACAGATGGGATATTCCGAAAAGGAGATTAAAAATCTCTAACTACGTTTGTGAGCATTGCGGCAAGAGTTTTGTTAAAGAAAAGACCTTAATGGTTCATATGTGTGAACCAAAGCGTCGTTATATGCAACGTGATGAACGTAGAGTACAGAATGGATTTTATGTTTATAATAAATTTTATAAAATCACACAAAATGCTAAGAAAGAAAAGAAATATGAAGAATTTATAAAGAGTCCCTATTACAATGCATTTGTAAAGTTTGGATCCTTTATGAGTAATGTTAATCCATTATACCCAGACAAATATATTGATTGGATTATTAAAAGTGGCATTGCACTAGACAAATGGTGCAGAGAAGAAATATATGACAAATATGTTATTGATCTTATTAGAACAGAACATGTTGAGACTGCGGCAGAAAGATCTATTCAAACTATGGTACAATGGGGAGAAAAACATAGCGCAGGTTGGAATCACTATTTTAGTTATGCTAATGTAAATAAGATTGTGTACGATGTAAGAGATGGTAAAATATCGCCGTGGATTATGCTTAATAGTGATAATGGTATTAGATCATTACAGAATATGAACGACGAACAATTACAAATCATTGCTCCCATGGTAGACATTGAATTCTGGTCCGATCATTTTAAAAAACATAAAGCAGATACAGAATTTGCTAAAAAATTAATAAGGGAGGCAAAGATATGAGTGAAGAATTTGAAGATATCCCCGACAATGAAGACAATGGAAATTATCAAGCCGTTGACCTTAAATATCAAATCTTTTCCGATGAAAAAGATAACACTGTCTACTTAAAATTTACAGGATTTGATAATCAAAAACAAATGGATAATTTTGTTGAATACATCGACTTCTCTTTACCATTACTATTATTCAATAGCGATACAAAACACTAATGGATATTGATATTGACTTCTTTGATAGAAACAAAGCACTAGATGTTTTACCTCATCGTTTAGCAATGAGGCATCAAAAAGGAGAAGAAGTTAAACATAATACAGGTGTTTACTTTACAGAAATTCCTCACAATCCATTTACAAATATTTCAACTATTGACTACGAACAAGCAGAAGAAAGAGGATATTTTAAAATAGACTTTCTTAATGTTAGTATGTATGACGGTGTAAAGGATGAAGAACATCTTATAAAACTACTAACACAAGAACCAAATTGGGACTTTCTCGAATACAAAGAAATTGTAGATCAACTATTTCATATTAATGGTCACTTTGATATTGTTAATAAATTAAAACCTAAATCAATTGAACAACTTGCTGCTGTATTAGCAATTATACGCCCTGCTAAACGATATCTTGTAGATAGTGATTGGAATACAATTAATAACGAAGTTTGGACTAAATCTGAAGAAGGATATTTCTTTAAAAAATCACATGCTATAGCATATGCTCATGCCATTGTAGTACAAATGAATTTATTAATAGAACAATCTAACGCTTTGGTGTCCTAACTAATTGTACAGAACGACGTTTTACTCTTTTTAACATAATATTGTGTAAATTTACTACTGGACCTATTAATATCTGAACATCTTTAGTTGTTAGGTTTTTTATAGCATATCGAAAGACTTCCATCTCTTTTCGTAAGAATATATTAATGGGAATCATTCTGTTTGATTCCCACCACCATACATCACCTAATTGTAAAAACGCTTTCTTGTGATCATCACCTTTTAATATATTATAATCATATATGCTCGTTATGTTGTTATCTTGGTTAATTATTATCCCAACATACTCGTGGTTACCATATGTGATTACTGTGATGAACGGAAAATCGTCTTCTATCTGTTCTTTTAATAGCATAAATATTTACAAGGATCCTTTTAACATGCATAAGCAACCAGCGTATTTATACAAAAACGTCCAGGAACTTTATACTGATCTGGATCCAAAATGGATGGGGTATAGGAAGGTGTACGCAAGAACTTTGAAACTCTATAAGGGTATTGATAACTCATTTACTATGAAACTAATGAATGGGGATCAGAAACTCCTAGACTTGTCAAATCAAGGACAAACTCTTTGGTTTCAGATATTAGATCGCGATACAGCAGAACTTAAATTTATTACCAGCATGGCTATCGATTGTAATACTGCCCCTAATTCATTTGTTACTCTTTCTCTATCGGAAGGAGATTTAGAACCACTTAATAGTGGACATTATATGTATAGTACATACCTACAAGATGCTACAGGTAAAAGAACTATACTTTACGGAGACTCACAGTTTGGCGCAAGCGTTCCTGTTGAGATAATAGAAAATGCATTTCCAAATGTTCTACCTTCGCAGGAAGTTCTACATTCAGAATTTATTACTGCGGAGCAAGTTAACTATGTGGTCCAAGACAATTCACTCTATACTTCCTCGCTTAACGGTCATCCTGATCTCAATAGTAATACAGCTCTTCATACTGCGGCATTGTATTGTACAGGATATTCAGGACAGGTTGAGATTCAAGTAACACTCGAGAATGGACATACCGATATTATAAAATTCTCAGTGCTAAAAACTATTACAGTAACTCCAGATCAAACTATCATTTATGATAACTTCAATGGTATCTATAGTTGGGTTAGATTCCGTATGATACCTGATCTAAGCAATACTGGAACAATTGACAAAATCCTTTATCGAAGTTAATATGCTTGTATGAGTCTTTATGACGACTTACTTGCTCTTGCTCCAAACAAGAAACAGACGCCTAACGGTTGGGTGAGTTTCAATGCTCCTTGTTGTGTCCATCAAGGTGAGAATCGCGATACAAAGAAACGTGGAGGAATAAAGAGAACCGACGACGGCGGTGCTACATATCATTGCTTTAACTGTGGATATAAGGCAAGTTGGAGACCAGGACGTGGACTTAGCAAACGAATGAAAGAATTGCTAGGATGGATGGGCGCAAGTACCGATCAAATTAATAAGATTGCGTTTGAATGTTTAAAGACCGAAAGTGGACAAAAGGCAGAACATATAGTTGCTATTCCAGAATTTATTCCACGTCCACTACCTAACAACTCATATAAGATTACAGAAGAACTAGTAATGAATGACGAGAGAGTGCATCCCGTTGTTCAATACTTAGATGGTCGTGGATTAAACATTTATGATCATGATTTATATTGGAGTGAAGGAAATGGATGGCATGATAAATTGATTATACCTATTACTGTAAATAGACAACTTATGGGATTTGTTGCTCGTAAGATTACAGACGGTGGTCCTAAATATATTAAAAGTCATCCCCCCTTTATAGTATTCAATTTAGATAAACAAACTTGGGATAAAAAGTTTGTACTAGTGTTTGAAGGTAATATTGATGCTTTATTGTTAGACGGTGTTAGTGTAATGACTAATGAATGTAGTCCAGAACAAGCATTACAAATTAATAACTTAGGTAAACAGGTTATCGTTGTTCCAGATCAAGATGCCGCAGGTGAAACTCTAATTAAACATGCTTTAGAATACGGATGGAGCGTATCTTTTCCTAATTGGGAAGAAGATATTAAAGATGCTGCTGATGCTGTGAAAAGATATGGAAGATTAACTACATTGATAAGTATCATAATGAATATAGAAAGTAATCCACTTAAAATTAAATTAAGGATGAAGATATGAAAAAATTATGGGAAATTATTACATGGCCCTGGCATGCTATCCGAGACGAATATAAATTTAGAAAACGTCTTAAAGAACTACGTAAGAAAGATCCATTTAATTACAAATGATCACTTGGGGAATATCTGCTAACAGTCATGATGCTGCACTTGCAGTATTTGATGATGATCGATTGCTCTTTGCTAGTCATAGCGAACGATTCAGTGGAATTAAGAACGATGGTCATTTAGACTATAAAATGATTAAATATGCTATACAACTAGCAGGTGAACCAGATCTAGTATGTTGGTACGAAAATCCTAATTGGAAATTTGCTAGACAAGTATATGCCGGTCAGAATGTAAAAGAGTGCTGGAATGATCGAAATATTAAAAATTATTTGGCTAGTTACGGTATACATGCTCCTATCAAATATTCCAACCATCACGAAGCACATGCCGCTGGAGCATTTTATACTAGTCCTTTTGATTCTTGCGCTGTTCTATGCATTGATTCTATAGGTGAATGGATTACTACTTCTATCTGGACAGCAAATAAAGATAAAGGTCTTAAACAAATTTGGAAACAAGTATATCCTCATAGTATAGGACTTTGGTACTCTGCTATGACTCAACGTATAGGTCTTAAACCTAACGAAGAAGAATATATCCTTATGGGTATGGCTGCTTTTGGTGATCCAAATAAACTATACGGTCGTATACTAGAAGACTTCTTTGAACCAGGCGATTGGAATGATGACTTTAGATTAAAACATAATTTACATCGTGGTTGTAAATGGTGGGCACCTGAATTAACAAGCGAACAAGATATATTTAATATTGCCGCAGCAACACAAGCAATCTACGAAAGAAAATTTGGAGACTTGCTACTTAAGACAATGGTATTAACAGGTGCTAATAAAATAGCACTCGCAGGAGGTTGTGCTCTTAATTGTGTTGCTAACGATCTAGCACTAGAAGTATTCACTAATGTTTGGATTTATCCCAACCCAGGTGATGCTGGATCAAGTGTAGGTACAGTACTAGCATATCGTAAACAAAAAATTGATTGGGAACATTGCTATTGGGGTTACGATATTCCAGGTCACTATCCCATTAAAGAAACATTAGAAGTTCTCTTAAAAGGTCTACCAGTTGGTGTAGCAAATGGACAAGCAGAGTTTGGCCCTAGAGCATTAGGTAATAGAAGTTTACTTGCTGATCCAAGATCAAATACAATTAAAGACAAAGTAAATGAAATTAAGAGACGACAGAAGTTTAGACCGTTTGCTCCTGCTATCCTAGAAGAACATGCTAAGGATTACTTCCAATTAAACGGACACACATCTAGGTTTATGCAATATGCTGTACCTTGCTTACGCTCAAATGAGTTTCCTGCTATTATACATGTTGATCATACTAGTCGTGTTCAAACCGTTCCCGATAACGGAACTGGATTTCGTAAACTTCTCGAAGCATGGTATGAAGAAACAGGTTGTCCAATGCTACTCAATACTAGTTTAAACATTAAAGGTAAACCGATGGTTAATGATAGTCTTGATGCTGAGGCATTTAGAAAACACTATAACGTACCAGTTCTTACTCATGCAAACACTTTGAAAAGATAATCTTTTACTTAAACCAATCAAGGTACTATAATACAATATGGCAGAGTACTCTTACGACATACAGAAACTTTATTTGGAGATGTTCTTAGCAGACGCAGAATCGTTTGTGAGAGTACAAAACATCTTTGATCCACAGTCATTTGATCGTAAACTACAACCAGTTGCAGAAAAACTTAAAGTATATGTAGACAAATATAAGGTAATGCCTGAACTAAAAATTATTAAGGCAGATACTGGACTTGACTTACAAGATGCTACAGATGTTCCTAAGGAAAATTATGAATGGCTGCTTGATGAGTTTGAGAAGTTTGCTAGACATAAAGCCTTAGAACGTGCAATCCTCGAATGCGCAGACTTGCTTGGAAAAGGCGATTATGGTCCTGTAGAAGCAAAGATTAAGGCTGCGGTACAAATTAGTCTTGCTAAAGATATGGGCACTGATTATTTCTTTGATCCGAGAAGTAGACTTCTGAAACTTAAAGATAATAATGGACAGGTATCTACTGGATGGAAGGCTATAGATCAAAAACTCTATGGCGGCTTTAATCGAGGAGAACTGAATATCTTTGCAGGTGGTTCTGGTGCTGGTAAGAGTTTGTTCCTACAGAATCTTGCTGTTAACTTTTCTTCAGTTGGACTTAATGTTCTTTATGTCTCATTAGAACTTAGTGAAGAACTTACATCTATGCGTATTGATAGTATGATTACCGGTGTTACTACTAGAGAAATTTTTAAACAGATTGATGACGTTGAAATTAAAGTTAAAGTCGCAGGTAAAAAGGGCGGAGCAATACAAGTTAAGTATATGCCCAGTGGTAAGAATGTTAATGACTTAAGAGCATATGTAAAAGAATATTCAATTAGAAAAGGCTTCATGCCCGATGCTATCTTAATCGATTACTTAGATCTATTAATGCCAATGGGCGTTAAAGTTAGTGCTGAAAACTTGTTTATTAAAGACAAATATGTATCAGAAGAACTTAGAAACTTTGGCATGGAGATTAAGGCAGTACTCGTAACAGCAAGTCAGTTAAACAGAGCAGCAGTTGAAGAAGTTGAATTTGATCACAGTCATATTAGTGGCGGACTTAGTAAGATACAGACAGCAGATAATGTTATTGGTATCTTTACAAGTAGAGCAATGAGAGAACGTGGACGTTATCAAATTCAATTTATGAAGACAAGATCCTCTAGTGGTGTTGGACAGAAAGTTGATCTAGCTTTTGATCCAGATACACTGAGAATTAGTGATTGCGACGATGACGATGACGATATGAATCAGTCAGGTGGTCGTAGCAAGATTGCTGATAGTATTAAAAGTAGAACTACGGTAACACCAAATACTCCGGCAAATGATCCAATTAAGGATATGGCTAAAATTAGAGCAACAACAGGTAGTAGCAAATTAAGAGAACTATTAGGAAATTTGAATAATAACGAAGACGATCTATAAATATTCCCATGACTATACAAATCTTTGGCGATAGTGCTACAAGACATTTTAGAATGCTTAAAGACAGTTGGATTGAAAAACTGTCAAAAAAATTAGGTCAAGATCTTTTTATCTACGGAAAAGTAATTGGAGATCTGAATATATTATACGCTGCATACTATCATCAAAAAAATAATATTAAAGATAATGATGTAGTTATTATATGCTTGTCAGTTATTGAAAATACATTAGACGAATCAGAATTACTTCGCTTTATAATAGATCTAAATAATCTTTCGAAAGAAAAAAACTTAAAGACAATAGTCTTTACCCTTTTCGATACTGTTAATAATTTTTTAGATCCAATTAAAGATCAATATCCCTATATACACTTCGCTCATGGAAAATATAGTGATGTTGCAAGAAATGAATGGAAATCAGAACATCTCGAACAACAAGGTTACGAATGGTTAATATTTCACGACATTAGAGTTAATCATATGATTAAATCAAATCATAAAATATTATTCAAAAAAATTATGAACTTTATTAATAATAACACTCCTATTGATCTTACTGATGGATTTAAAAAAGAAATTATAGATATAGATCTACTTAATAATGAAGAATTTCAAAAAGATGAACTGTTTAATGGATTTGTTACAAGAGCAGTTGGAATACAATCAAAATGACTATTTGGACCTTTGGCGATAGCTTTTCAAAACATTTTGAACATTTACCCGATAGTTGGGTTGAACGAACATCTAAATTATTAAAACAAGATGTAAAATCTTATTCTAAACCACTGTCAACTCTTGAATATATGTTTTACAAATTTAACGAGGAAAGAGACAATATACAAGATAACGATATTGTTATAATTACAGTCACTACTTTAATAAGAAGGTGGTTCTTTAAAGATTATCCATTTAGAGTTTTAGATCTCACTGAAGATCAAATTAATGCATTTCAAAATTATATGAAATATCTAAGTCATTTTGACGAAATGCATAAAACATTTCTAATCAATTTTTTATACAACTTAAATCATTTTACAGAAAAGAAAAATCTTCATACTATCATCTTACCAAACTTTTTTGATTTTGATTCACTGCTTGCCGATCTATATAGAAATAATGAAATTCCAGCATTACATATAGCAAGAGGAAGAATAGGAATTATTAGCGATTATGAATTTAAATCAGATATAGTAGCCATGAGTGGTGTTGATTGGTTTATGAAAAGTGATATTAGATTTAATCATTTAATTAAATCAAATCATAAAATTCTATCAGATAAGATTATTGATAATATTAAAAATAAAACTCCCATTGATCTAAACAATCAAATGATACAGGGTGTACTTGATAATAGATTACTAACAGACCCCATAGTATTCAAAGACGAATTGTTCGAAGGAGCAATAAAGTGACTATGTGGATCTTTGGTGATTGTCCCGCTAGATATTTTAAATACTTGCCCGATAGTTGGATACAGAATGTTGCTACTACTTTAAATCAAAAAGTAATTAGTTGCGTTAAAACTAGATCAAGTTTAGAATATACTTACTATAGGTTTAATCAAAAAGAATCAGATATAAAAGAAAATGATATTATCATAATGTCTCTTAATACCCTTGAGAAAAGATGGTTTTTTGAAGATCCTATCTTAGATCCAGGCGAACCGGGAACAGAGAAAAAGACAAAAGCAATTAAAAACTATTATAGATACTTGTGGTTCTTAGAAGAAATAACTGAAGTATATTTTACAAACTTTTTATATCACTTAGATTACTTTGCTTTAAAAAAAAATGTACATATTATAGTACTTCCAAATTTTATCGATGCTGACAATATAGTGAGAAAATATCAAAAAGAATTAAAAAATTTACACTTTCCAATTGGTAAATTTGGGGATTTGTCAAAGGAAGAATGGAAAACAGAATTCCTAAACAAATATGGCCCAGGATGGTTTGCTAAAAATGATGTGAGAGTTAATCATGCAATTAAATCAAATCATATCATTATGAAAGATAAAGTAATTGATAATATACTATATAAAAAACCTATAGATCTTACACAAGGATTTATTATTAATATATTAGATGATAAAGTTATACAAGATCCTGACTTTATTAAAAATGAACTATTTGATGGCTTTATGGCAAAAGCTCGAGGAGAATAAAATGACACTATGGGTATTCGGTGATAGCTTTGCACAGATGAAAGATAATACTCCAGAACAATGGATGCAGAAAGCAGCAACAGATCTAGGAACTACACCTTGGTCGATGGGACTTAATGGATCTAGTTTGGAATTCACTTATCATAGGTTTAATATTGCTAGAAAAAAGATTGAAGGAAATGACGTTGTAGTGCTTGTACTTACTGGACTAGATCGTCGTTGGTTCTTTAAAGATTTTCCTGGACATAATAGTAATACTAGCCCTAGAGGTGATAAGAAAGAAACTAAGGCAATAGAACTATACAGAGAACACTTAGACTTTAATCCCGATGTACATAAAGTTTATCTAATCGATTTTCTTTTTAATGTACATGCACTAACTGAAAAATTAAATCTTCATACTATTATAATAGCAAACTTTTTAGACGTATATGACTTCCTTTTAGATAAAAGAAATAGATTCCCGTTATTCAACTTTGCTAACGGTATACTTCTCGATGTTAGTATGTACGAATATACTTACGAATTTTTTGATAAAGATAATCAAGGAAAAACTTACGGTGATAACGATCGTAGATTAAATCACTTATTGAAAACTAATCATTTGATACTTGCTAAAAAAATTGTTGAAAATGTTAAAAATAAAACTACTATCGATCTTACAACTGAATTTGAAAAACACTTAATGTCTGAAGATGCAGTTAATGATCCAACCTTTTCTAAAAACGAACTGTTTCAATGATATGGGTGTTTGGCGATAGTTATGCTCATCAATATCCCGGTCTTCAAGACCAATGGATGAATAGAATAGCAAGAGAACTCGATCAAGATATTAAATGCTTTGGACTGGTTGGATCTAGTGCTGAATACACTTATACAAAATTTTACGAATACGAACAAAATATCAATTATAAAGATATCGTTATAATAACACTTACTACACATAGCAGAAGATGGTTTTTTAAATCATATCCCGAACATACTGCTACTCCGGATACAGATACTAAAGGTTACACTTGTACACAAACTAGCCCCACTAATAATCTAAAAGAAAACGAAGCATTAGAATACTTTACAAAATATCTTTATAACGAAGATGCTTACTTAGAATATGTTACTAATTTTCTATATCACTTAGATTACTTAACACAAAAAAAATATCTCCACACTATCGTTCTTATTAATTTTTACGATACAGATAATTGGATTAAAAATAAAAAATCTCTGTGGCCCAATATACAGTTTAGTATTGATAAATTGGTTACTCCTAGTTTTGATGAATACTCTAAAGATTTCTTTTATAATTACGACTTTTCAGCAGGTATTAAAGATATTAGAGTTAATCACTTTATAAAATCAAATCATATCATACTGGCAAAGAAAATAATTGATAATATCAATAATAATATATCAATCGATTTAACAAATGGCTTTATAAAAAATGTCATTACTGTTGATAAAATTAAAGATCAAAACTGGATAAAAAACGAAACTTTTAATCTCGCTGTGATGGTCTTTTAGTAGGCTTAAACTTTGCTACTGGACTCTTGGTATTAGTGCCTTGTAACTCTTTACTATCACCTGCACTAGATTCTTTATGGTTGATGCCTCTTAACTTGGTAACAACATCAATCATTTTGGCTTCTTCTTTAGTATAAGCAGTCATACAAGGACTGTCTTGTAATGGCTGACTTAATGATGGTTCTTCTACTTTACCATCAGAACCTACTTGTGCCATGTCTAAACTCATACGGTAGAATCTATAATATTGATCCATACCCGGAAAATATGTAGCACGGGTTAACGATGGATCAGTAAAATCCAACTTACGGGTTGTTTCATTTATAAATTCTCGTGCTCGCATATAGTATTTATTCTATTTCACTAGAGCCGTATAACTCTGGATGATTAGCACAATATAACTTGACTAATATACCCGCAGCATACGTGGCTTCAATTTCTAGGTCAACATGACTCTTTGTTGACCCTACTTCATTCTGACGGTGATGGGTTAACTCATGAGCAATGGTCCTCAAAATATCAACTATGTTACGACCATACACTTCAACAGTTGTTGAGTTTTTATCTGGATAATATATCCCAAAAGTTTTATTACTTGTGGCAAAATTAGGGTCGTTGTCTATACGTACTTCTGGTATCTTA